CCTAAAAATTGCTCCGGGGGGCCAAATTCCACAAACAATCTTAGTTTGCGGTGGAGAAAACTGCCTCTAAGGAAAGGAGAAGTGGTCTATGGCCAGGCGAAAGCCGCAGGAAGTTTCGAGACGGCGCCGCCGGCCAGCGACTTCTTCCGAGTTTCGAGAGCAAGAATTGGCTTCGGCAGCTTATGATCTCGCAGAAGAGCAGATCAGAACTGGTACCGCGTCGTCTCAGGTAATTACCCACTTCCTGAAGATGGGTTCGACGCGTGAACGGCTCGAGCAACAGCGTATCGCGCATGAGAACGAGCTCCTACAAGTCAAACGCGAGGCAATTGCCAGTCAGCAGCGCATCGAAGAGCTGTATCTGGACGCAATTCAGGCTATGCGCTCGTATGGTGGTTCCGATCAGCAAGTTTCCGAGACTATTGACGTCGATGTCGAAGATTAGGTGCTATTCGGAGCTTAGCCGGCTTGAGACGTTCATGCAGCGCTACAACTATCTGGCAATGCGGGATTCGATAGGGGTGCGGACGTTCGGGTACGACCGCTGGGTCAACCAGGAGTTCTACCACAGTCGCCTATGGAGGAGGGTCCGAGATGAAGTAATCGTCCGCGACAATGGCTGTGATCTAGGTGTGCCTGGTTACGAGATCCATGCTGGGCTTCTGATTCATCACATGAATCCGATGACTGAACGGGACATCCTGCACAGTGAGAATTGGATCATCAACCCAGAATACCTGATCACTACCAGTCTCGCTACTCATAACGCCATTCACTATGGTGACCCTAGTTCACTTCCCCGGCCCTTTGCCCCCCGAAGGGCTGGGGATACCACCCTCTGGTAAGGAGAACCCATGTCTGAGACCACGACCGAGGCCCCGGAACCCGAGAAGAAGCCGGGTGAGTTCAAGCCATGGGACAAGCCGGTTCAGGACTCTCCGCCGGTCTCGGCTGAGCCGAATCCGGTGCGGCGCACCACCGAAGAGGGCGATGTCGAGGACGCGGATCCGGATTCCGAGCCGCAGCCGGAGCCCGACCAGGGTGACTACCCCAGGCCGGAGAAGGGAACGACCGACACCATGACTCCGCCGGACTGATGCCGGATAGACCGAAGATTAAGCGGGGTCTGAGAGGTGATGAGATAGGTCGAGACGTATTGGCAATTCAACGTGCCGTCTCGAAGGGGTTGCGACAGCACAATTACGTGCCCACGAATGCCCAGAACGGGGTCTACGGGGAGAATTCGAGGAACGACATTCGAACCTGGCAAGGTCTTTACAACATTGTGGCTACGGGGCGTGTTGGGCAACCGACTTTCGATTCGTTGTGGCCGTTTTTCGATGCCTATGGCCGTAGCATCTACTTTCAGGCCAAGATTGGCAAACCAACGCCACTACCCAACGGAGAGCTCGTAAGCGGCGATACTGGAGACCGTGTACGAGCTGCTCAGCAGATGCTTTGGCGTGCCCTCGGGAATGAATCACGCAATTTGCGCAATGGAGTGTACGGAGAGAACACCGAAGCCGATGTTCGGCACTTCCGAGGCATTGCCGACCTTCCAAACAGCATGGGAAGGGAGATTGGATCGAATCTGTGGGCCATGATGTGGGCATTCGGGGATGAGTTTGCTCAGGATCTGGCTCAGGATGCTCCGATGCCCGGTTCAGCCATCCGTTCAACGCTGATTACCCTGGCTGAGCAGTATGTGCAGATGGGTGGGCAGTATGTGCAGACTCGTCCCTATCAGTATGGGCGTCCACTGGCTGCGCCGCTTCGGAATGACTGTTCAGGTTCGATTCATCACCTCTACTACGCGGCATATGGACCTGATCCGTCGGGACGGGACTTCGACGGGCAGGGTTATACCGGAACCATGCAGGAAAACGGCTCAAAGCACTCGTTTGACGAGATGCTAGCCGGAGATTGCGTGTTTTATGGGTACCAGGGTGGCGGTGTGGCAAAGCATGTAGCGATGTCGCTCGATGGTGGACGGATTTTCACCTTCGGTCACACGCCGCCGACGATTACCATGTTCTCGAGATACTGGAGGGACGGCCGTAGGCGCGATCTAGGCGCTCGTCGTTATCTCTGATGCCAGCAAAGAGCCAAAAACAACGTGCTTGGGCCTTCGGAGTTAAGGGACCGGCCTGGGCCAAGAAGCATCACTTCAACAACAAGGGCAAGTTGCCCAAAACTTCGAGAAAAAAGAAGAGGTAACATGGCAACAGAACCTGAGCCTGGAGTTCCGCCGGCTACTATCTCTGAATCGGTGCGTGGTCCGATCGAATCGGAGCACAACAAGACGCGCGACGCGCGCGAGAAGCAGTATGTCGATGATCGTGTGGCACTCGAGAATGCGTATCACAGCGATCTCGCCGATATTCAGGCGGCCAAGGAAGCGGCGCTTGTGGCTGCCGGACTGAATTCCGATGGAGGCGTCCCGCCGGACTACAGCGGAGTGCCTGATTCGGGCGGGGACTAATGTCTCCAGACTTTCTGCATCCAGGTGAACGTTATGCCTGGCTGCACCATGACATACTACATCTAGATCGGAGTATAATGGCTCTAGCTGACGCAATGAATGCGATGGCCCAGGCTGTCGCAGATGCGACTGCGGAAATGCGCGAACTGGCGAATGCCGTCTCCAGCACTGGTGATGTTCAGGCAGCTACGGATCAGCTGAATGCCCTGGCTGCGAATCTGGAGCAGGCCGTCAATGACGCCCACGCGGCTCACCCGGATGTGGTGCCGCCTGTGGATCAGTCGTCCGAGGAAACGCCGCCCGATCAGCAGTCGCCCGATCAGCCGCCTCTGGATTCGCCTCCAGTTTAGTAGTACACACACGCACGTATGAGAAAGGAGGTGGTAGATGGACCACAGTATTCTCGGGAGCACCAAGAAGATTCTTGGTATCGATCCCGCCGATGACACCTTTGATCTGGATATCATCACGTTCATTAATTTGGCCCTCTCTACCATCCAACAGCTGGGAGTTGGACAGGGCTTCCAGATCGAAGATGATACGGCCACATGGGAAGACTTCTGTCAAGATCCTGAGTTTCTCGGTCTGATCAAGACCATCGTCTACCTGAGAGTCCGGATGTTGTTCGATCCTCCGAACACATCGTACACTCAGACAGCGATGATCAACCAGATCGAGGAGTTCGAGTGGCGCCTGAATGTCTTGCGTGAAGACACAGCATGGGTCGATCCGTTTGATTCGCCGGAGGCTGCATGACAACAGAACAAAAGATCGGCCAGGAAGTTCTGGAACACTTCGGCGTCAAGGGAATGCACTGGGGTGTTCGGCGCGAGCATCTGCGAGAGCACAAGCTGACCAAGCGCGGCGAAGAAGAAGCCAAGCGTAGGGCTGATCCCAATCGCAAGCCTTCGCCGGTGCGCGTAATTGACACCATCGGCAAGACCAGTCTCAGCAAGACCAAGATCAAGGCTGTTGGTGGTGAGGATCATCCAGCCAGTGAAGACGCGATCAAGGTTGCTACCTCTCGGCAGAAGATGCGGAAGAGTGGCATCCATACTCTTTCCAATGCCGAGCTCCAGCAGATGGCTCAAAGAATGAATCTGGAAGCTCAGGTTACCAGTCTGAATTCCAGACGCAAGCGTTCGATCGGGCAGGGCTTCGTTGATGCTCATCTGGCCAAAGCGCAGAAAGATCCCTTCGGCTTTGCGGTGAAAGCGCACAAGGTTGCCACTGGTCATCGGACGGCAAAACCAAGACCAACGATTGTCGATACGCACCTGATCAAATAGGAGGCATTGTGGGGTTGTCCAATACTGCAGTGCCAGTGTACTATGGACAGTTCCGCGATGCGGTCATCCAAGGTGCTATTCCGGTCAACCGAGAAATCTCTTCGGAGATGAATCGGATCGACGCGTTGATCGAGAATCCGAATATCTTCTACGACGATCAGGCGGTGGAGGGTTTCATTCGCTTTTGCGAGAATGAATTGACGCTTACCGATGGTAGCGACCTCCACCTCCTGTTCACTTTCAAGCTGTGGGCTGAGCAGATCTTCGGCTGGTACTATTTCGTCGAGCGTTCTGTGTACATTCCTACAGAAAATGCGCGGGGCGGTCATTACGAAAAACGGACGATCAAGAAGCGCTTGACCACCAAGCAGTATTTGATCGTGGCTCGTGGTGCAGCCAAGTCGATGTACGCTTCGGCAATCCACAATTATTTTATGACAGTCGATACTTCGACTACTCATCAGATTGCCACAGCACCGACGATGAAACAAGCGGAAGAGACGATGTCTCCAATGCGTACGGCTATCACGCGCGCGCGTGGACCGCTGTTCAGGTTCTTGACCGAAGGCTCAATGCAGAACACCACCGGCTCCAGAGCACTGCGAGTCAAGCTTGCATCAACAAAAAAAGGAATTGAAAATTTCCTAACCAACTCGTTGTGTGAAGTTCGTCCGATGGCCATCAACAAGCTTCAGGGATTGCGTCCCAAGATCTCGACAATCGACGAATGGCTGTCAGGTGACATCCGAGAAGATATCGTGGGCGCAGTTGAGCAAGGTGCGTCAAAACTGGATGACTATTTAATTGTCGCTATCTCCTCCGAAGGAACCGTCCGTAACGGTAGTGGTGACACAATCAAAATGGAACTTGCGGACATTCTCAAGGGTGAATACCATGCGCCACATATTTCGATTTGGCATTATAAACTCGACGAGATCGAAGAAGTTGGAGATCCCTCCACATGGCTCAAAGCCCAACCCAATCTTGGACTGACCGTCACCTATGAAACCTATCATTTGGACGTCGAGCGGGCGGAGAAAGCACCGGCTTCGCGAAATGATATCTTGGCCAAGCGCTTTGGTATTCCGATGGAAGGTTACACGTATTTCTTCACCTACGAAGAAACACTACCTCATCGGCCTCGGGATTTCTGGCAGATGCCTTGTGCTCTTGGTGCAGATCTCTCGCAGGGGGACGATTTCTGTGCCTTCACATTTCTCTTTCCTCTGGGTGGAGAAAAGTACGGAGTAAAAACGCGAAGCTATATTACAGAGCGGACGCTGTTCTTGCTCCAGGCATCGATGCGTATGAAGTACGAAGAGTTTATCAACGAAGGTTCTTTGCACGTGATGCCCGGAACTGTATTAGACATCATGGAAGTATATGATGATCTCGACGCATTCATATCTGCGTCGGAGTACGACGTCCGAGCTCTGGGCTACGATCCATACAACGCCAAGGAGTTCGTTACTCGCTGGCAAGCGGAGAACGGCCCGTATGGAATTGAGAAGGTGATTCAGGGAGCCAAGACGGAATCGGTACCGCTTGGTGAAATTAAGAAGTTAAGTGAAGATCGGTATCTTATTTTCGATCAGGCGTTGATGACTTTCGCCATGGGCAATGCCATCACCATGGAGGATACCAACGGCAATCGGAAATTGCTGAAGAAACGCATGGAGGAGAAGATCGATAACGTGGCGGCCCTCATGGACGCCTATATTGCATTCAAGGCACATAAGGAGGCGTTTGAGTGAGCGCACAACAGAGGCAGGATGTTCGCCAGGCAATGCTGATTGTTCATCCGGAGTTTGACGATTCGCAGGTGGCCGAGCAGTTGGCGTTATTTGATGGCGCATCGGGTCAACCGTATCCATTTTCTGGTGAGGCATGGCGCGACATCCCGGACTCCGATATGCAGAACGGCTGGACCCATCTGGATGGGAATCCGCAGCCGCAGTTTCGCAAGCGTCCCAACGGTCACGTCGAGCTGAGAGGTGTTGTCTCAGGCGGAGAGATTGGCGTTATTTTCAATCTGCCTGAAGGCTATCGTCACAACTATGGAGCTGGGATTCACTTCCCGGTTGTGGGTCAGCGCGGCGTCGCTCACGTCTATGTTCATCCAAATGGCGATGTGGTGATGGCGAATACCTTCCAGGGAGCTGGTGATTGGTTCGGTCTAGCATCGATCATTTTCTCGAATAGCTAGGTGATGTATGTCGTCGCCAAGCTTGCAGAGAATTCGACAGATGCTCGTTCAGCAAGGTGTGCCAATTGACAAACTGGTTACACTCGAGCGAGTTGAACTCTACGATTCGGACGGCAACCCGTATACGCCGGGTTCTGGTGGCTCTGGTGATACTGGTCCTCCTGGCCCTCCTGGTCCTGTTGGTCCTGCTGGACCTACTGGTCCTACAGGTCCTCAGGGAGTAAAGGGTAATACTGGCGATACTGGAGCTCAGGGTCCTCAGGGACCAGCTGGCCCCGAAGGTCCTACAGGTCCACAGGGGCCAAAGGGTGATACCGGTGCGCAGGGTGCTGCGGGTACTGGTATCAACATGAAGGGTACGGTCCCGGATAGCGCGAGTCTTCCTTCGGGTGCCACCACTGGTGATGCTTATGTTGCCCAGGACACTCAGCATCTTTGGGTTTGGACTGGCACAGCTTGGGTGGATTCCGGCCCAATTGTTGGTCCCGCTGGTCCTACTGGCCCACAGGGCCCTTCTGGCCCAACCGGTCCTCCTGGTCCTGCTGGCGCAGATGGTATTCAGGGCCCAAAGGGCGATCAGGGCGTCCAGGGATATCAGGGTCCAGTTGGTCCGACCGGCCCAAAGGGCGATCAAGGTGATCCAGGCCCAAAAGGCGATACAGGAGCAACTGGGGCCACTGGCGCTACCGGCCCTCAGGGTCTTAAGGGTGACCAGGGTATTCAAGGTCTTACTGGAGCTACAGGTCCACAGGGTCCAAAGGGGGATACTGGAGATCCTGGACCAACAGGTCCTACTGGTCCACAGGGTCCTCAGGGTATTCAAGGTCCAGTTGGACCAACAGGTCCTGCCGGTAGTGGTGGTGGCGATTCAGGAACAGTCCTAATGCTGATGGGAGGTTGATGTGGCCACAGCATACAAGGTGCTAGGACAAGCTGCGCCAAGTGCGGGTACTGATACTCCCGTCTACACTGTTCCAGCTGCTACTCAGGCTGTGGTTTCGACGATTTTCGTTTCCAGTACTGGCTCGGCTACTACCATTCGTATCCGAGTGGCAGTTGCTGGTGCTGCATCGGCAGCCAAGCAATGGCTGTTTTTCGATTCCCCTATTGGCCCTAATCAGACGATTGCCATAACCTCTGGCATTACGCTAGGGGCTGGTGATGTAATAGCAGCATCGTCGGCACTTGGTTCGTGTAGTTTCTCGGTATTTGGTCAGGAAATCACATGAGTCTAGAAACCTGGCCGGCAACTCGAGCCGCACTTTCACAGATTATCTTTACTGGCACGAGCCCTCCGCCAGCACCGTATGATGGTCAAGAATGGATCTATCCGGTCGATCCGACTAACGGTGTCAATTGGCGTTTCAAGTACAACGCTAGCGGTGGTACGTACAAGTGGGAGTTTATCGGCGGCTCGGTACTATCCACTGAAGTACTAACTGACGAAGCGATATTCTCTCCACAAACAGCATACCAAGAAGCTGCAACTCGAGTAGGAATAACTATCCCTCGAGCTGGAGACTACATGGTCGTAAATGGGGCGACTATGTACACTACTGCGGCAGGAAGTACCGTATTCTTTACTGTTGCCGCAAGCGCTTGGTCAGATAACGATTCGGTACAGATGTATATGCCATCGGCAAGTACTGCGGTTGGTGGAGTCAGAACACTGCGTAGAACATTTGCAGCATCAGACATAGTTATTCAAAAGTATCGTAATAATGCCGCTAATGCTACCAACGCTATGCGTCGATGGATGACCGTACAACCGGTGAGAATAGCATGACACTTGATGCTTTCCCTAAATCCGGACTAGTCATAGCCAAAGCCAAGCGGGGCGGTACCTATCCGGGCTCGTTGCAGTCATTGGCCAATTCGAGTGAAGCTCAGGCAGTTCTTGATGCCTACGATTTCACTCGAGCGGATGCGGCAGCACCATGGCCCGCGGTTAGTAGTACCATCACTCCTCCAGCGCCGGGTATCTGGCAGATTTCGGCGTATATTCTGTTCTATTCGGTCAACAGTGCGGCTGACACTACTGGTGGGCGCCAGCTGGCCATCAAGCGTCAAACTACCAACACCATTCTGGCCAAAGACTCCAAACCAGCTTTCGGACCGGTCAATGTGGCTACGGCCTGCGGCTGCGAAGCCACTGTGGATATGAGTGGTGGCACCTTCGGGGTGTACATCACCGGTTTCCAGACTTCGGGCGTTGCTCTGTTGATCGAACCGTATATGACACTGGAATTCAAGGGCTTGTAAAGGAGGTGATGAATGGCTAAGCTCGGGGATAGGTTAAAACACGCTTGGAACGCGTTTACCACGCCAAGAAACGATGATGATCCCTCGCGCATGGGCGAGCGCGGGGAATACTGGTCGATGTGGGGTCGTCCTGACCGTCCCCAGTTGTTTATTACAAATGAGCGTTCAATCATCTCCTCAATCTATACGCGGATGAGCATTGACTGCGCTTCAGTCGACATCCGTCATGTGCGAACAGATGATCAGGACCGATATTTGGAAGACATCGATAGTGGGCTCAACAATTGCTTGACGTTGGAAGCCAACATCGACCAGGCAGCACGTCATTTTCGTCAAGATGTGATGATGTCGCTGTTTGACCAAGGTACTGTAGCCATTGTGCCAGTGGATACGACGCTCAATCCGATGGCTACAGGTGGATACGACATCCAGACGATGCGCGTCGGTCAAATCATGATGTGGTATCCACAATTCGTGCGAGTTAGTGTATATAACGAAAAGACTGGCTTGCGCGAAGAGATCACGTTGCCCAAGTCGATGGTGGCTATCGTAGAGAATCCTCTCTACTCGGTAATGAATGAGCCAAATTCGACTCTACAGCGACTGATTCGTAAATTGAGTCTACTGGATACTACTGACGAGCAGTTGTCTTCGGGAAAACTCGATCTTATCATCCAATTGCCGTATGTGATCAAGTCTGAGCAACGTCGCGCACAGGCTGAACAGCGTCGTAGAGACGTTGAGTTCCAGCTAAAAGGCAGCCAGTATGGTATTGCCTATACCGATGGAACCGAGAAGATCACTCAGCTCAATCGCCCAGCTGAGAATAATCTACTCGCTCAGATCGATACCTTGACGAACCTGCTGTACGTGCAGCTGGGTTTGACCCCCGAAGTGATGAACGGCACGGCCGACGAGCAGGCAATGCTGAACTACATCAACCGTACTATCGAGCCGGTTGTGACAGCAATTGTCGAAGCTATGAAGCGGACCTTCCTGACCAAGACTGCTCGGACTCAGCATCAGTCGATCATGTTCTTCCGAGATCCATTCAAGCTGATTCCACTCGGTGGTCAGGGTGGTATTGCCGACATCGCTGACAAGTTGGCCCGCAATGAGATCATGTCGTCCAATGAGCTGCGACAGGTGCTGTGGCTGAAGCCGTCGAAGGAGCCGAAGGCTGATCAGCTGATCAACTCCAACATGCCACAGGCAGATACTGGAGTTCCGCCAGCTGGTGATGCCGTAGCACTCAACGATCAGGTACAAGCCGCGTTGGCCGAAGCAGACAAAGCGATGGGGAACGGTAATGGTGCAGTTCCCAGAGGATAAGCCATCGCTGATGCATCTTGTGCCTGGCTACGATCCAGCCAAAGCACATGCTTATTATCTACGGACAAGAAAGCTACATCCTCGTCAACGAGGAGCAGCACAGCCGACCAGTAGCCGTACTGGACCCACTCGACCTAGAACAGGTATTCCTCCTCCTGCAGCTGCTCAATTGGCTCGACAGCGTGCACAGGTCGCTGCAGCCATAACAACTCTGGAAAACAAGCTGTCGGAATTGAAAACTGTTCTGGCTCGAAAGAAAGCTGCGCTGAATCGAGACAAGAAGACTCAGCATAAAACCGCAGCTGAGAAGTCCAAAGCTGCTCGGCAATCAAAGGAGTACCGTCAGAAGCATAAGCAAGAGCTCAAGACCAAGGAGAAGCAGGCGCGAGCGCGGAGTTCTAGCTCCGGTGGCGGTTCCACAGCCAAAGGCGTAATCAATAATCCAAAATCTGGCTCTATCAAACAAGTGGAGGCAGCAATTAAGACAGTTCAAGCGGCTCTGACTGCGGCCAAAGCACGTCAAAAGGCTCTCGGTTGAGCCCCAAAGGTTGAAATAAGGAGGGATACGTCAAAATGGGAGAGAGTGCTGTCGCTGTCAAGCCAGATTTCAGCGGCTGGGCAACGAAGGCGAACATGAAATGTTCGGATGGCCGCACCATTCTTCCCGGTGCGTTCTCGCATCAGGATAAGGCTCAGGTGCCGCTTGTCTGGCAGCATGGTCACAGTGAGCCTAGCAATGTGCTGGGGCATGCCATCCTGGAAAGCCGGGACGAAGGGGTCTATGCCTTCGGGTATTTCAATGACTCCGAGCAGGCGCAGAACGCAAAGATCCTGGTCAAGCACAAGGACATCACGTTCCTTTCGATCTTTGCCAATCAGCTGGTCGAGAAGCTTAAGCAGGTCTCACACGGCATGATCCGTGAGGTCTCTCTGGTGTTGGCGGGTGCCAATCCGGGCGCCTTGATCGACAACATCGAGCTTCAGCACGCCGATGGCGAGCTCGTCAAGATCGAAGACGAGGCCGTGATCTACACCGGCGAAGAGCTGAAGCACGGCAACGATTCGGGGGATGACGACCCGGAAAACAATGCCGATGACGAAACAGAAGACGAAGGTCCCTCGGTCCAGGACATCTATGACCAGATGACCGACGAACAGAAGGAGGTCGTCCACTACATGGTGGGGGCGGCCATCGAGACATCGGCAATCCCCAAGCCGGAGTCGGAAGAGGAGACCAGCGAGGAAGTGGTCAAGCATTCCGACACCGAGACCCGCGAGGAGGAGCAGCGGACCATGAAGATGAATGTCTTCGAGCAGAAGAATGGCTCCGGGGAGGTGAAGCCACAACTTTCGCATGACGATCTCAAGGGCATCGTGGCGGATGCCGTGCGCTGTGGCTCGCTCAAAGAGGCTGTCGGTAACTACGCCATCAAGCATGGCATTCACGATATCGACATCCTGTTCCCGGATGCCCGCACGATCACTGGCACCCCGGAATTCGACGCCCGCCGCACCGCCTGGGTCAAGTCTGTGCTCGGAGGCACCAGGCACTCGCCGTTCTCGCGGATCAAGTCGATCGTGGCTGACATCACGGTCGAGGAAGCCCGAGCTAAGGGCTACGTCAAGGGCAATCTGAAGAAGGAAGAGTTCTTCGGACTGGCCAAGCGGGTCACGACTCCGGCGACGATTTACAAGAAGCAGAAGCTGGACCGCGATGACATCGTCGACATCACGGACTTCGACGTGGTGGCCTGGCTCAAGGCCGAGATGCGTCTGATGCTCGACGAGGAGCTCGCGCGCGCGATTCTCATCGGCGACGGTCGCGATGTCGATGACGAAGACAAGATCAAGGATCCGGCGGGCGCCCCGGAGGGTGCCGGTATCCGCTCGATCCTGCATGACCACGAGCTGTACGTGGCCACGGTCGAAGTCAACCTCGAGGACGTCGGTTCGAACCCCTCGGAGATGGTTGACAACATCCTGCTCAACATGGGCGTGTACAAGGGCTCGGGCTCGCCGACGCTGTACACCACCCTGGCCGTGCTCACGCGACTGCTGCTGGCCAAAGACTCTCTGGGACGGCGTCTCTATCGCACCTCGGCAGATCTGGCTTCGGAGCTCGGTGTCTCCAACATCCAGGTCGTCGAAGTGATGGAGACCGAGGAAGATCTGCTCGGAATCATCGTCAACCTCACCGACTACACCGTCGGTGCGGATCGCGGTGGCGAGGTCTCGATGTTCGACGATTTCGACATCGATTACAACCAGTACAAGTACCTGATCGAGACGCGTCTCTCCGGTGGCCTTACCAAGATTCGCTCGGCGATCGTCATCCGGAATACGGGCGTCACGCCCACGCCGTAATGACGCGATTCCACGGTAGGATCGGGTACGGTGAGTCGACGGAAGTGTCCCCTGGGGTGTTTGTCGACGCAATCGTGGAGTATTTCTACTATGGCGATGTTGTTCGCACTAGTAGACAGCTTCGCCCCGGAGAGAATGTGAATCCGGATCTCTTGGGTGGCAATTCGATCAGTATCGTGGGCAATAAATATGCATTGGAACACTTTTTTTCCATTCGTTATGTGGAATGGGCGGGGGAACTCTGGACGGTCATAGACGCCGAAGTTCAACGCCCCCGCCTTATTCTCCGTTTGGGGGAGGTGTACAATGGCCCAACGGCTACAACTCCAAGCACTCCTTGAGTTGATTACACCGCATGTATATTTTCAACCTCCGCCTAACATCAGCCTTGAGTATCCATGCATTGTTTATGAGCGCAATGGTAGCAGCTCACAGTATGCGGAGAATGGTCTATATTTGCACGCCAAGAGATACATGGTGACAGTCATCGACCGAGATCCCGACAGTACTTTGCCAGACATGGTGGAAGAGTTGCCGTTCTGTGACTTCGATCGTTTCTATGCAACGGAGAATCTCAACCATCACGTCTTCAACCTCTTCTTTTAGAAAGGATATTCATGCCACCTCTGGTTTGGGACGCGACCGGTGACCGTCTGTACGAAACCGGTGTGGATCACGGCGTCCTCTACATTCCGGACAATACGGGTGAGTACGCCACTGGCGTGGCTTGGAACGGTCTGACCACCGTTACCGAGTCGCCCGCGGGTGCAGAAGCCAACGCCCAGTACGCCGACAACATCAAGTACCTGAACCTGCTGTCGGCCGAGACCTTTGGCGGTACGATCGAAGCCTTCACCTATCCGGAGGAGTTCGGACAGTGTGACGGTACGGCCAGTCCGACGGAAGGTGTGTTGGTCGCTCAGCAGGGACGGCACTCGTTTGGTCTGTCCTATCGCACTCGGCTGGGCAACGACATCGAAGGTACGGATCACGGCTACAAGCTGCATTTGCTGTATGGGCTTCTGGCCGCGCCTTCCGAGAAGGCCTATGCCACGATCAACGACTCGCCGGCGGCGATCTCGTTCTCGTGGGCCATCTCCAGCACCCCCGTGCCGGTGACTGACTACAAGCCGACTTCGCTGATCGTGGTCGACTCGACTCTGGTGGATCCGGCGGCGCTCACGGCTCTGGAGGCTGAGCTGTACGGTGCCACCGACGCGCCTCGGCTTCCGCTGCCGGACGAGGTCATCGAAATTCTGACCGCTGGTCCGTGATCAAACTATAAGGAGCTAGAGAATGCTCACTATTCGTGTGTCCGGAGTGGAATCCTTTGATGAAATCAGTCAAGAATTCACCACTCAAGGTGGAACAATTCTTGAGCTTGAGCATTCTCTTGTTTCTTTGTCAAAATGGGAGTCAAAATACGAAAAGCCGTTTCTCGGTCATGAATCGAAAACTCCCGAAGAGATCATTTACTACGTAAGATGCATGATAGTGACCCCTAATTTTCCGGAGGAACTTTTCTCCCAACTGTCTGAAGCGAATTTCACCGAGATTACCGACTACATCGACTCCAAAATGTCGGCTACATGGTTCAGTGAGCAGCCAGGGGCACCCAAGTCTCGAGAAGTCATTACTTCCGAGTTGATCTACTATTGGATGACAGTATTCAATATTCCTTTTGAATGCGAACATTGGCATCTCAATCGTCTGTTTACCCTGATCCGAATCTGTAACATCAAGCAGTCCAAACCGGAGAAGATGAGTCGTAGCGAGGCTGCGGCACGTCAGCGGGCATTGAACGCTCAGCGTAAAGCGCAACTAGGTACCAGTGGATAGAAAGGAGGCCGCATGACTGTTCTTGTCTGGGACAAAGCAGGAGAACGTCGGTATGAGACGGGTATCGACCGCGGTGTCCTCTATCTGACCGATGGCTCCGCGGTTGTTTGGAATGGTTTGGTGTCAATCGTTGAAAGTCGCGATCGTAGTGTGCAATCGGATTACCTGGATGGAATCAAGTACCAAGAACATGCCATTCCTGGGGATTACGCGGCTAGGTTGACAGCATTCACATACCCCGATGTGTTTGATTCCGTGGTGGGAAACGCACCGTATGCTCCGGGGGTTACAGTATATGATCAGCCCAGTAAGATGTTCCATCTGTCATATCGAACTCTACTCGGAGATGATACCCACGCTCTGGGGCACGGCTACAAGATCCATGTGGTTTATAACCTATTGGCCGTATCCGCTGATGTCACATCCGAAACAGTATCCGAATCGGCAACACCCGGTTCATTCGAATGGGACATTACCGGGACTCCGCTGTTCGTGGATGGTTTCCGAGCCACTAATCATATTTCGGTAGATTCTCGAGAGCTTCCGCCGATCGCTTTGACTGGTCTCGAAGCCACGTTGTACGGTACGCCTACGACAAATCCGAGTCTGCCGGCAATTGGCGATCTACTTGATCTGATCTCATGATCAAGGTAGCTGTTAGTGGAGACTTTAAACATACCGATGAATTCCTCGAGCGGATGAAATCTCGGTCATATTTGAAGCAGCTGAACCGATTTGGAGCACAGGGCGTAGCTGCTTTGAAGCGGGCTACACCGGAAGAGAGTGGCCAAACGGCTCAATCCTGGGTGTACGAGATCATCCAGCGTCCGGGATATTACTCGATCCAATGGATGAACACCAACGTTCGGAATCCAGGTAACATCCCGATAGCGGTGCTAATTCAGTATGGGCATGCTACCCGTAACGGTGCCTATATTCAAGGGATCGACTACATCAACCCCGCAATGCGTCCGATATTTAGGGACATTGCCGCCGAAGCCTGGAGGGAGGTGACCAAGTAGTGGCGAGCATCGACGAACGCGTTGTTGCTATGAGTTTCGAGAATTCCAAGTTCGAATCTGGCGTGGCAACAACGATGAGGACGTTGGGTAAGCTGGACAGCTCGATCCAGAATATCGGCAAGGCCAGCGGACTTGACAAGCTCGAGACGCAAGCCAGTAGGGTCACTCTAAACGGGCCAAAAGCGGCTGTCGATCAACTGAAAGCCAAGCTCTCCACGCTGCAAGTGGCGGCTGGAGTGGTCTTTGGCAATATCGCCACCATGGCGGTTCAGAAGATCGGCGGGATGGTCAAGAGTTTGAGCTTGGATCCTCTGCTGCAGGGATTCAGTGAATACTCGACTAACCTGAATTCGATCCAGACGATTCTGGCCAATACCCAGGACACCGGTGGTAATCTACAGACGGTCAATGCCGCCCTGCAAGATCTGAACCGATATTCAGATCAGACGATCTACAATTTCGGTCAGATGGCTCACAACATCGGTACCTTCACGGCGGCCGGTGTTCAGCTGAAGCCGGCGACCCAATCGATCAAGGGTATCGCCAACCTAGCCGCTTTGTCAGGCTCGAACGCTGAGCAGGCTTCGACAGCCATGTATCAGCTGTCTCAGGCCATCGCTGCGGGTAAGGTCAATTTGCAGGACTGGAACTCGGTGGTCAACGCCGGCATGGGTGGTGCCGTCTTCCAGAAGGCCTTGATTCGTACCGGTCAGGCCATGGGTACGATTGCCAAGGGTGCAGTCGAGATCGACAAGAAGACCGGCCATGCCACAATCAATGGCGAGACCTTCCGTGAGTCTCTGGCGGTCAAGCCGGGTGAGAAGTCCTGGCTGACCTCGGATGTGCTGGTCAAGACTCTGGGACAGTTTACTGGTGATCTGACTGACGCCCAGCTCAAGGCTCAGGGCTTCAACGATCAACAGATTGCCGCGATTCAGAAGACTGCCAAGACGGCTAAGCTGGCAGCAACCGAAGTTAAGACGCTGAGTGGAGTCTTCGACGTTGTCAAGGAGTCGATTGGCTCTGGTTGGTCGAATACCTTCCAGATCATATTTGGCAACTTCGAAGAGTCCAAGAAGACCTTCACCGCGCTGTCCAACTACATCAACGGCTTTGTCAGTAGGACATTTGGCGCCTTCGATGAGATCTTGAAGCAGTGGAAGAAGCTCGGTGGGCGTACAGTTCTCATTCGAGGCATCAAGATCGCTTTCGATGATATTCTACGGGTTCTGCGGCCGCTACATAGGGCATTTCGTCAGATCTTCCCGCCCAAGACGGGCAAAGACCTGTTCGACATGACCAAGGGCTTTGTGCGCTTGATGAATTCGCTCAAGCCGAGCCATGACACCATTGTCAATCTCCGGCGTATATTTCGAGGGGTCTTTGCCACTTTCGAACTTGGCATGGGCATCATCAAGGGCGTGGTTCGGCTCTTCGGGAATCTGTTCGATGGAGTTGGGAAGGGCTCCGGAGGATTCCTCGATTTCGCTGCCAATATCGGCGATATTCTAACTCGTCTAGATCAGTTCTTGATCAAGGGCGGAAGACTCAACCAGTACTTCGACAGACTAGCCGATATTCTCAAGCAGCCGCTGGACATTATCAAGCAGTTGGCAGATGCTATTGCTGGTTTGCTTGGTATTGGCGATGACACCAGCGGAATCGACTCCTTCACCGATTCGGTGGATGGACTCAACAAGAAGCTTGATCCGTTTGGCAAGATTGTCGAAGTGGCCAAGACCGCTTGGGAAGACTTTATCAAGATCGTTAGTAAAGTCAAGGGCGCTATAGGCCCAATGATGACGGCAATTGGCACCGCCGTTTCCAATTTCGCAGATGTCGTTGTCGATGGTATCAAGAATGCTGACTACAGCAAGGTGTTTGCCGCGGTCAATACCGTCTTGCTGGGTGGGATATTTATTGCCATCCGCAAAGCTCTTGGTGGGGGAAAGAAGTTCGACATCGGTGGCGGTCTAGTTAAGAAGATCAGCGAAACCTTTGACACTCTAACTGGCAATCTCAAAGCCATGCAGACGCAGATCCAAGCCAAGACTATCTTGGAAATTGCCTCTGCATTGGCCATTCTGGCTGTTGCCGTCATTGTCTTGTCAACGATCGATCCCAAGAAGTTGGCTACTGCTCTGTCTGCATTGGCTGTCGGTATGGGCGAGCTGGTTGGGGCCATGTCGATCCTGAACAAGGCCGCCGGTAAGGGTATTGCCCGAATGCCGATTATCGCTGGTGCCTTGGTTCTACTGGCTACAGCGATGGTCATCCTAGCTGGTGCAGCAAAGATATTTGCCACCATGTCTTGGGATGAAATTGCTCGAGGTTTGTCTGGGATAGCCGGTCTGTTGGGTGCGATTGGGATTGCCGTACAAACGGTGAATCCAGTCAAGATGTTGGCTGCAGGTCTAGCCATGATCCCGATTGCCCTGGCAATTACCATCTTGGCTGGTGCAGCCAAGTTGTTCGCTACCATGTCCTGGAAGGATATTGCCAAGGGGCTTACGGCAGTTGCTGGTCTGATGCTGGGTATCGGTGTGGCTATGAATGCCTTCCCGCCGTCAGCAGCTCTGATAGGGCCATCGCTAGTGTTGATCGCCATTGCTATTGGCATGCTAGCTGGATCGGTTTTGGCCTTTGGCAAGATGGATCAGAAGACCATAGCTACTGGAATCCTGGCTATTGCTGGGGCTCTGGTGGCAATTGGGTTGGCAGTCAATCTGTTCCCGCCGACGCTGCCACTGATGGCAGTCGGATTGGTGATTCTGGCTGCGGCATTGGAAGCAATCAGCGGTGTAGTGGCCACCTTCGGTCATATGGACGTCAAAACCCTGGTCCGAGGTATCGTGGCCATGGGTGGAGCTCTATTGGTGTTGGCTGTTGGTCTGACAGCCATGGAAGGAACTCTACCGGGTTCGGTTGCGCTACTAGCAGCGGCAGCAGCATTTACCGCGCTAGCGCCGGCGATTGTCCTAATGGCCCAGCTGTCTTGGGATCAGCTTCTGCACGGTCTAGGGGCAATGGCTGCAATAATTGCTGTACTGGCCGTAGCCGGCTTGGTCGCTGGTCCTGCCTTGGTTGCTCTGGGTATTGGATTGGCGGCTATCGGCGCAGGCTTGGTCTTGATTGGGGCAGCGATATATTTGGCAGCCAAGGGCCTATCCTTGCTGTCGGATACCGCAGTTAAGTCGGTGGCAGCACTGATTGCGGCTTTCACGCTGTTCTTAGCGGCACTACCCAAGATGATCATCGACTTCCTCAAGGGATTCGTTGTCGTCTTGGACGAAGTCGTCAAATTGGCACCCAAGATCGTCAAAGCATTGGTTGAGATCTTGGGCATGCTGCTGGACGCCATTGTCCAGTTGGCACCCAAGGCAGCAGAAGCACTGCAGGCTTTGATCACACAATTGCTTGCGTTGCTGGCAGCTAATGCTCAGCCGTTGATTGACGCTGGGTATGCGCTGTTGCTCAACTTGCTAACTGGTCTAGGCCAGAATATCGGTCCGATCACTCAGCAGGTTGGGATCATCATCACCAACTTCTTGAATGCTCTGACAACGCAGTTGCCAAATATCGTAGCTGCTGGTCTACGTCTGCTTGGTGGCTTCCTCAACGGAGTCATTAGCGGCATTCCGCGTATTGCGCGAATTGTCGCGAACATGATCGTGGTGTTCCTGGATAATATCAGCGCGAATCTTCCAGCGATTATTGCTTCGGCGGCCAATCTGATTGTCAACTTTGTCAATGGACTTGCCAGTCAGCTCCCCAGTATTGTCACTGCTGGTATCAATCTTATTCTCAGTTTCCTGACTGGTATTCAGCAGAATATTCCACTGATCGTGGAAAAGGCCGTCTCTCTGGCTACAACGTTCTTGACCAATCTGTCTACTGGTTTGCTGGCGATTGTCAATATTGCTGCCGATACGCTGATTAATTTCCTGCACGGTCTGGCCGATGCAATTCGCAAGAAAGAGCCGCAGATCATCGATGCTGGCTATGACGTGGCCAGTGCTATTGGCGAAGGCATGCTCAACGGTTTGAAGGATATTGCTCCGAAGTTGCTCAAGAAGGTTGGTGATATTGCTGGCGATATGATCGACAAGGCTACGTCGGTGTTTGATATTGGCTCGCCTTCGCGGGTGTTTGACAACATGGGCAAGAACATCATGCTGGGCTTGCAAAATGGCATCAAGAATAATAGCGACGAAACCAATGCGGTCATGGCCAATGCGGCCAAGGGCGTCGTAGCGGCAGGTAAGAAGCATTTGGGTAAGGGCCAACAGGGCCCGGTAATCGACAGTAAGCCGGTTATCAAACCGGTACTCGATCTATCTACCGTACGCAAGCAAGCTCCTGAGTTGCAGAAGATCTTGAACAAGAATGCAACGGTTCAGATTGGCGTGACTTCGACCAAGTCGGCAACAGCTGTGGCTAGCCATCAGCGCAAGACTACCAAGGGTGCTGGTGGTATTGACACTCAGGCGGCGACAACCACGGTCAACTTCACTCAGCACAATCATTCGCCAGAGCCACTGTCGAATATCGAGATCTATCGGCAAACGCACAACGAGCTTGCTCGGATTCGCAATTCGATCATGGTGAAGTCGCCGACATCGCCATTCCCAACGAATTGAGCATGGGCCCCGTGGGTGCTTGTACCCCCTTGCTACTCACGGGGTCCTCTGTTATTTGAAAGGAGGCATGATGCCACTTACGCATATGGAAGTTATCAGCGATCAGCCAGGTGTGCCGGATCTTCCGCTAGGCGGCTTCGTGCCGAATAATGAAGCAATTCAGATTCGTAATATCGATGGTTTGGGTCCAGTCAAGACAGATGTAGCAACAACGGGCTATGCTACTGGTCGTGGCGAGTTGATGACCGGTTCCAGTCTACCAAAACGCAATATCGTACTTACGTTGGGCTTAAATCCGAACTGGGTCGATCAGTCCATGACGTCTCTGCGGCAGCTGTTGTATCAGTATTTCATGCCGCAATCGCGACCGCAGCTGACGTTCTATTCGGACGAATTGCCTCCGGTGTACATCGACGGAGTGGTCGAATCGTTCGAACCAAATATGTTCTCGATAGATCCAGAGATTCAGATTTCGTTCCTAGGTCTTCGTCCCGAGTTCATCGATATTGGTTCGCATGAGGTCAGTGGACCAATCGTGAGTGGTACTCCCGAAGCGACGATTAACTATCAAGGCACACTCAGTGCCGGCTTCATCGTTCAGATCAAAGCCCCGACTGATATGGATGCGTTTTCGGGCGATTTCATTGTCCGAAACACCGTTCGCGGAATCGATCACGAGTTTCGATTTAGCGACGCAGTCATCAATACTACAAAATTTGTAGAGCTCAATACCCAGAGGTACCAGCGATATTTGCGCAGCGTTCCAGTTGATGAAGATGATCCATTTACGGATATTCTGGCTAAGATGGATCTGCAGTCGGAATGGCCTGAGCTCCTACCAGGAACTAATGTCATTTCGATCATCACCGAGGCGGTTGGACTGTCCTTTACCCTGAACTATGTCAATCGCTTCGGGGGCCTGTAAATGGATCGTATGGAACTCTATACCTTGGATGATAACTTCATGCCAAGGAAGCTCATCGAACCGTATATTTCAGCGATTTGGACAGAGCGATATTCTTCCGCCGGCGATTTTCAGCTGGTAGTACTAGCACCGTCGATCATAGCCACCGAGCTCGCTCGAGGCCGATTCCTTGCTATGAACGGAAGCAAGGAAATCATGCAGATCGAGACTCGTTCGATCGAGAAGGGTCTGCTGACGGTGACTGGCTCATCGTTGATCAAGTTCTTCAACGAGCGAGAAGCGCTATTTCCAGATCCAAATTACGATCCGACTGATCCCAACGCTAAGAACTATGCGGATCTGATTGATGACACTCTGAACGCTGGTCAATTTCTTACCAATGTCATCGTCAAGACCCTCATCGCGCCCGAGACCTACACAGATTTCTATGCCGGGCTTAATTTCGATTGGGCGATGGAAGTCATTCCCGGTCTACAGATTGTCGCGGTTGATGACAATGGGGATGTCAAAACGCTGAGATTCCCAATTGGGCCCATCTATGACGGTATCGAGAAATTTGCCACTGAACAGAAGCTGGGCTTCAAGCTATATTTGGAATCGGCATCGGCCATTAGCGGAGTTTACGAGCTAGGCTTTTACACCTATCGTGGAGTCAATCGAACTAGCAATCAGGATATTCATCGACTGATTCGTATGAGTCCGGACATGGATTCCTTGCTAGATGAGAAGCAGTTGTTCTCGTGGGAACATTACAAGAACGTTATTTATGTGATGTACGAGAATGAACTGACTCCACATTACTCCGGTGGCTATGTTCCTCGCGGATTCAAACGTCGAATCATTCGAATCGATGCTCCAGATTCGCAGACCGATGACTCGGAGAAGAATCTGAAGTTTCGACGGCAAGTGGCATTCAATGCCTTTGTCCACTACATGCAAACATCAGTGGTGGATGGGCAAGTCACAACCATATCTGGACATAAGTTCGCTCATGACTATTTTCTGGGCGATGTAATTGAGCTCCAAAGTAGTGATGGTCTACTAGCACCAGTTCAGATAATTGAACATATTCGGGCTCAAGATCAATACGGATTCAGAGAATATCCTACGTTCAATATTCTTGATCCGGCATTGTTTGATTTCGACAAGGATTTGGGCTCTGGTGGAGTTCTGGGTGTAGAGAGTAATCCTATCTACATCACAGAGCCAAAGCCTGCTCGTTTTGTTTTCAGTTATGTCCGTAGTCCTATGCTGCCTCGGCTGGTTGGTGGCATTTCTCCGGATGCCAAGCTCATGCCAATTTCATCCGATGAGCAAGGAAGCCTCACTCCCGAACAATGGACCGCCGATCATCAGAAACTCGTTCTGAGATTCTGGACTACTTTTACCGACAATATCGAGGGTTCTGGTACATCGAGACTTATTTACTACTTGATCAAGTCGGATGGAAGCACCAAGCAGCAGCTAATAACCGAGATTACCGATTCCGCCTCGAATGAGGGTCTGGATTTCGATATTAGCGAACGTGCTGGGATATGGTCCAAGTCTACTGTCGACTCGCTTGGCGATATCCATATGTACGTGAGCAAACGAAGAGATAATATGCTTGGCGGCAGAAAGGTTGACATATTCCAAGGTAATACGCCTTTCCCGGATTATGTAGATTTGGAAGTGTTCTTCCCTGCTGAGACATTCCCAATAGCTCCAGGGGATCAAGAGATAACACATTCCGATCATGTTCCTTCGCCGGATGGATCAAAGCTATATTTCCGACGTCCTGGATTTACAACATCAGGTTATGAGGCACATCACTGGCTATGTAATGCCGATGCATCTGGTTTGTACGAAATAGCACTAGGTCTAGACCCGCTTGAGTACTTCATACTCTTGCGATGGTCTGCAGATTCGGTGAAGCTCTATGCCGAGATAGATGGAGCCAACTATATCGTGTATGATGTAGTTGCCGAAACTGTCAATACGTATAGCATTGTCCAAGAAGATGCTCTGAGTAACGTTTTCATGTCTCCGGATCATTCCAAGATTGTCTGGACAGAAACCACATTCGCCGACGGTGGAGCAAGTGGAGAGCGCTGGCTGTTCATTGGCAATCCCGATGGATCAGGAGCAACATTGCTGTATCACACACCACCGTATGTAGATCCAATCAATCCAGTCGAAGATGAAGATCAAACCATATTGATGCTGTCTGGTCCGATAGCTTGGAGCTTTGACGGCACCAAAATTGCGGTTGTCGACCGTCGTCCACAATCGCCAATTTGGATATTCGACATCGCTACTGGAGTTGGAACGAAGGTGTACGATGGCGATGGTTGGGGTATCAATCCAACACCTCCACCAAGCGAGGGCGGCGATGATGGCGGAGGAGCTACGCCTATCTGGGATGGTAAGACTCCTTGGCCGCCGCAAATCCTCAATCTGATGATGTTCAATGCGTAGTAAAAACCTATGGGATCATCCAATCGCTATATGGTCTGGGGTAGTTTCGTTCTTCGCTACGATCTTGGCTATTGGAGTAATCGATATTCTGAATCCAAGCGATCGGGCCCAATTTCTCAGTTCGATATTCGTGGGGCTACTTACTGCCGGAGCGGTCTATGCCCGTGAGAGATTGCACGATGCCAAGGTACAAGCTGGAGTACCAGACCCCGGCTATGCCGGAGATATCGTGGTAACGGATACCGGTCCCGGTGGTGCCAAACAATATTCGCTGGAGTTGACAGGACATCCAGACGATATTGTCGACCCCCATAAAGAAGTCAAGTTCCAGGTAGTTAAACGAAAGCCACCGCCTCCGCCGGAGGTTTGACTTTCGCGGAACAAACATCGCTTATAATGAGACCCAACTAAGGAGATGTATGTTCCGGCCCAGCCAGAGAAACTTAGATCTAGAGAAGGCGATTCACGAAGCGTTTCTCGAGCTGAAGTTGTATCGGACTGATTCCGAAGAGTACGGAGTAATCCTGAATAGGGTGCTCGAGTTGCATAAGATGCGGACAGCAGAAAGATCCACATCGGTGCATCCGGACACTCTAGCCACGATCGCTGCACATCTGTTCGGGATCATGCTGATCCTCAAGCACGAGCGATTCAACGTGATCAGCACGAAAGCTCTAAGCTTCCTGCCCAGACTGCGATAACACAATCCAACGAAGGTCAGACGGGGGCGTCATGTCAAGCATGGCGTCCTCGTTTTACCTTGGTTCTAATTTTTCTCGCGAAAAAAACAGGGCTTATAATGAAGGGCGATAGTTATGCCTCCCCCCAGAGGCGCGGACGACTATCGTCCTTCCTATTTTTTCCCACTATTTGCAGGAGAACCGTATGCAGCACGATCACAAGGTCGAGTTCCCTCAGCTCGAACGATTGAAGATGCATGTGCGAAAGCACAAGCGAGAGTACATTGCCGGGATAGGCGGCGCGGCCCTCGCGACAATTACATGCGTTATAATGAAAGACCGTATTGAGACTCTTCTGCTAAGTCGAGTCTATGGGCTGAAAACTGCAGAGATTTCGGCTACCAATCGGTCTTTCTTTTCGTTCAATTCCCAGCAGTCGAATATCGTTATTCGACAGGAGATTGGACGACCGCCGTATCTGATCCATGATCTTACTACGGATCTATATTACGGATCTCAGAGGATGGCGGCAAAAGCACTTGATGTATCTGAGACTACGATGTCTCGACATCTGAATGGTCTGCGCGATCACGTTTCGGGCCATGTGCTGGAGCGAGTTGAAGTCGAAGTCGCGGCGTAAACACGGCCTATAATGAGATCCGAGTAGGAGCCCCGACTGTGGGGCACCACATCATATTCCCGACTTGTGGGAGCTTTGATGCAGCTCGGGTCTCATTGAGGCACTTGCGCTATGCGGAGCCTCTATTTTTTTCCACCCCATTATAGGAGAGCACACATGGGTATGAAGCGCACGATCACGCTTGGGCTGCTTGTCGCAGCCATGGCTCCGGCTCAGGCTCAGGCCTCGCCGTGGCTGTCGATTCCCACCGCACACGAGAAGGCTCAGGACTTCGTGTGGAGCGTCGACGAGTCGGTGGACGACGGTGGCTATCAGGTGACCGACATCACCGGATGCTACCGAGTGGGTCGCTCGACTGTCAACTGCATGGGGAAAATTGACGGTACCGATCCCGACGGATACAGCTTTACCTGCCATGGGACTTGGCGGGTGACCTGGTACTACTCGCTGCGTTACTGGCGGACGAGCCTGCTCTACTCGACGATGAAGTGCCACACGGAGCTCTACTAATATCCCATCCACACTATAGGGGAGTCATCGTGAAGAAATGGGAGAATGTTACGCAAGATGAATACCGGACCATGCTCGAGGCACTGGGCTTGGTCGAAGGTGAGACCGCTCCGACACATAAGCGTGTCACTCAGTCCGAATACACAGCCCTGACGTTTCGCTTCGCAGAGGCCAAGAATGACGCCCGTAGGATGCTACGCGAAGCTCTGAATCGCTGCACCGATGTTACTCTCACTGCTGAGGATATCCTGCGTGTGGTTGGCGCTCACTACGGACCTTCCCCACGCTAATGGAAATGGATCCGGAGAAGCGGTCGATCGTCCAGGGCATCGGCGACAACATCGAACAGCTCGGTAAGGCGCTAACCACCGAGTGTAGCATGGAAGACCTCGTGGCGGCACGCGATCAGTTGATCATCCAGATCTGTGTGTTGACCACAATGTTGCAGAACCACAAGGGGTACAATCTACGCTGGTAAGGAGGGAGCCATGGCGACTGCCGCGTTGAATATCATGAGAGATATCAACGATCGCGGCAAGGTGATCCAGCATGAGGGACCGGTCAATGTCGACAAATCGGTCAAACTACTTCGAGTCAAGGCTATCTACGTGAAGCACGGAGATATCAACTTCAACGGTACCAAGGGCTCGACTGAAGTTGACATCGACGAGATGGTGGTTACCGATCCGCGCGACCTCTCGGGAAAGCCTACTGATGGATTCCATCTAGGTGGGATCCGAGGCCACGTTGGTCTAATCCAGGGTGAAGGTCTACAGCGGGATCTGGCCAAGGCGGGTAATGGCACCAGCTTCCTGGTCGTAGATCATTCGATTGGCTTGGCTGTGGCCATGGAACTGAAAGACACCTTCGATCCTGATCATATTCCGCATCAGGATGGTTGGCAGATCATGAACGGCTGGAATATCACTATCCGGCGATTTGACTACACCGGAGGTCCGGATACCCAGCACGCAGCATTCTTCTGCAATCCAGGCGGCGGTTCGGCCGGAGCATCCTCGGGATTGATTCATGACTGCGTGGTACTCGGTGGAAAGATCAATACCCGAGCTACCGGAATCGCTCTAGGTGCCTGTCTACGGTGTGGCGCCAAGAACATGAACATCACTGCCAAGTATCCGTTCAGAAAGGACAAGGAACGGACCAAGGTGCCGATCGACGAGAACAACACCAAGAACGTTATACGCCGCTGATGCGTCGCATACTGTACGG